CGTGAACCCTTCGCTCTACGCCACCCTCCTGCCTTGAGATCTGCTTTAGCGCTGTGATAACGTACTCGCTCTCAACCATTTCTGTAAGAGCCTGAGTTGACACGTCGCTAGCACGTCCAGTGTTGGCGAGGTTGGCCCTGTCGTTAACGTTGGAAATAATCCTTATGCGGTCCTTGAGCTTAATTACTCCGTCAACATTGTCTGATATTCCTAGAACCGCGACCGTACCACCCTGCTCCCTGGCCGTGACGATCATCTGACCTGCGATGTTGTCGATGTCCTTGTCGGCAACCTGGCCAAGATTTAGCTCTTTCACCGAGGACATGTAGGTGTTCACGGTAGAATCCGCAATGACCTTTGCCTTGGCCGACTCAGGCCTGGCGATGAGCCTTCCGATTGCCATCACTGGGAAGTTTGATGCCCCACGGCCCATGAACTCGTGAACCAATGGACGAAGCTCTGGTGCTACAGTAGATGCGTGGATGTCCATGATTTCGTTTGCTCGGTATCCGCCTAGGGCTCTCATGATAGTATTCGTTGAAGCTGGGACAAGAGCACCAGCTACAGCCCTCAGGCCTTGCTTGCTTCGATTGCTAACCCCAACCATTCCACGGTACATACCGATTCCGAATCCATTGTTAATGGCGTTTACAACGTTATTAGCTGATTCCGCATCCTCGATTGTTTTAGTCAGGGCTACCACTTCGCTGCTTGCTGGGTTTGCGCCCTTTGAAATTAGCTCGTCGATCTTAGTCCTTGAGGTTCGGATAAGCTCTTCGTTCTGTGAACCTACCCGCAGTCGCTCAGTAAGATTCATACCGTAACCATCGGCCGGCATGCCAGTCTTCTTATCTATTCCCTTCTCAAGCCTAAGAAGAATTTTGTCTGCGGTGCCGAGGTCGTCCATTTTCCCAGCTGTCTCGAATGCCTTCTCTGCGCCTCGTACTGCAGATCGTCCCGCCTTGTAGGCAGCAACAGCGCCGACCACTCCCCCGATTGGTCCAGCTACTGCGGTTCCCCCAAGAAGTCCAGCTGCGGCGCTAAGGGGCTTGAGTGCACTTATCTTGCCCAGGGCTAGAGGGGTAAAGTTGAGCGGGTCAAGGAGTATCTGGAATGCTAGGTTTGCTTCCTTGCTGTTGGAGAAAGCGCGCTGCGAGTTAACCATGTAATCCGCAACTTCGTCTGCGTTTCTACCTGATGCAATCATGTTTCGTATGTCGTCTGGTAGCCCTCCCTGGTCCAGCATCCTAAGCCTTGCAGCTGCCTGCTGCACAGCCCAGCTCGGTACGTTAAGAAGGTCAAGTCCTTTTCCTATTGCCCACCCAACCGGTGAGTCTGCAACCATTTTAAAGGCAGGCTCAACAATTGGTAGCTTGGTGGCGAACTGTGCACCACGGCTAACTACCTCTGTTACTGCTCCACCAAACTCCTTTGCCATCTTTTCAGCAGGGTTCAGGTTCATGTCCTGAGGCTTGCCGCCAATGTCAAGGGTTACGCCAAGGTCTTTACCCTTTAGCTTTTCTTCCTGCTCGGAAGGAGCGCCTGGATCTCTATAGATAAATGGCATTAGCTCTGGACTCTCGCTCGTTGACCATAGCCAGTCCCTGCGATGCCCTGTGTCGCGGTGGCTGTCCCGGTAACCGCAGCCGCTGTAGGCCTAACGGTTACTGTCCTAGGGGTTACAGTCTTGATCGTTGCCGCCGTAAGCTTTCCACCCGCGCCGATTGGCTTGATCTCAGGAAGCTCTCGCTGCCTAATAGGATCAGGCTTCTTCTGGGCCATCTCTGGCTTGTTGCGGAATGCGCTTGCCAGGAATGGGCTTACACCAGTGTCTGCTTGCGTTCTAAGGTACGGAGACTCTGGGGCAGAGGTGTCCTTTGATGGTGGAGTATAAGCTCCGTACACGGACGTCCCTGTCACCACATTCTTATTAGTATCCGGCCTTGCCTGTGCTGGGCGTATGTCTGAGAAGTTCCTTTGGATGTTTGCCAAAACCTCTGGGTTCTGAAGCATCATCTGACGAATGGTTGTCTGGGACAATATCCCAGCCGTGTCTCCGACCACAAGCTTGATACCTGCCTCTTGGATGTCTTCCATGTCAAACGCTTCCTTGCCCTTGTTGTCAGCAATCCTTGTTGCCTCAGCCACGATGGAGTTCCTGTCTGTGAACGCAGACTGAAGGGTTGACTTAACCATAGAGTCAGATCCTACAATTCCGTAGAACCTGTAGTTATCCACGCTCTTTGATGCAGCCCCTGAAACAATCAACTTACCAAAGTTGTCGCTGGTTGGGTCTGTGTTTGTTTGCCTGAAGATAGAGAATGACGAGTTCGGGTTAAACATATTGAGCCAAGCACCGCTAGAGTTAGCGGTTTTCCCTGGGTCTGTGAAGGATACCTTTACAGAAGTAGCTGCGTCCCCTGGACTTGTTAGTCCAAGTGAGTCTAGCTCTACGCCTCTCTCCCGTGAGTACTGCTCGAACTGGTCGAACGGGATTTGGAACGTCCTTGTCCTTGTCCCGGTTCCGTCGTCCATTGTCCCCTGAACTGTGACCATTGCGTCGGTCTGGCCTACGTTGTCCAGAGACCCCAGGTTTCCAGGGAGCCTGTAAACCCTTACCTGTAACCCTCCGAATATTCCTCGGTCTGCTGCGGTACCCTGGTCGCCCTGCGTAACCTCTAATGGCTTAACGTAAGTAATCGACTGCTTGCCGTTTATAGTGTTTACGGATGGCATGATCTCCGGAGTTATCCCTGCTGGGTTTCTGTCTCCCCAGTCGCTAACCTTGACCGCACCGTTCGGTTCTGCTATAATAATGGACCCAGCCTTTACCGCAGCCTTGCCCCATGCCATGTCGATAAGGGCTCCTATCGCTGCAGAAGGTCGCAGTGTGGCCGAAGGGCTGTACTGCTGCTCCATCAAAGTATTCATTCTTCCTATGGCATCATTGTAGTCTCTCTGGTTTAGCTTCGCGTCAGTGAAGCCATCTTCGAACTCTGTCAGCTCAACGTATCCGCTACCGTCTTGGTCGAAATCCTGGAATATTGGGTCCAGGAGTTCTAGGGATATTCTCTTTTGTCCTAGGTCGGAAAGCCAGCTGTAATCTTCGGCTCCTGGTATGTCCTTAAGTTCTTGGCCTAGCTTGTTTAGCTCTGCCTCTACAGCATCTGGGTGTCCACCGATAAATGTCCTAACCCCTGAGTCGTCGGTTTGGAACACCGCTCCGGCGCCCTTCAGGCCCGTCTCCAGTTGCTCCATGACGTTAGATCCCCTGCCAGCGTTGAACTCAATACCGCTAGCTTTTACAAAGATGTTCCCATTAGCTACGAGGCCTTGGACTTTTCCACGTAGAAGCTTGGCGTTTGAGTCACCTGCTGCTCCAAACCCTGCACTAAGAATTCCGTTGAGAGACGTGTTCATCTCTGACACCGCGCTTCCAAACAGGGTTTCCATCCCATCCCCAGCCGCACCAAGAACGGCCTCATACCCGCCAGGGATATCTCCGCTCTTTTGGAGAGCGAGCTGCTTGATCGCTGAGTAGTAGGGTGTGTTCGCATCTTCGCCTGAAAGGCTAGCGAATATGTTATTGAGTGTGTCGTTGAAGATACCGTCCCCGTTCGCAACGTAGTTGTCGATGATCGCCTTCGCGGCCTTGTCGACCTTTCCCACAGAGTTGTCAATCTGCTTCTCGTATCCTTCAAGGGCCCGGTTCTGTCCGTCCACCTTGGCGTTCTTTACAGCCTGTGCATGGGCCTTCTCGATAGATAGGTATGCGTCGCTGCTCTTGGTAAGCCCTGACTCAAGCGCTGATTCCATTTGGCCCTTAAGCCACTTGGCGTATGAGCCGTAGCTAATCTCCTCGCGGTCTAGCGCCGAAGACTTACCGTCGTTCTCAACGTTGAACCCAGCCACGAATACAGCTCCCTTGAGCTTGTCTGCCTGAACTGTGTTTCCGTCCGAAAGCATGTCTTGGATCTCTTCGTCTGCCCAGTTGCGTACGTCAACAAGCTCAACCTCGGCGATCCCCTTGTTGGCAAAGTTAGACCCAAGAAGTCCGAAATCAATCTTCCTTCCCTTGGTCATCGCGTCGATAACCAGGTCTTGGATGTCTGTCCGGGACTCCTCCTCAAAGGTCTGGAGCTTAGACAGGATTGTCTGATACTCCGTAGAACCCGATGGGAAGCCAGATAGCATTGACCTGTAGTAATCTATCACGTACTCTGAGTCAACGTTTTGTCCGTTAAACTGTGTGACATAAGTACCGGCTTTCATGTTTGCCCGGTAGGCTTCCTCAATCAGTCGGAGCTCCTTGTCCATCTGCTCCTTCTGGATCTGATACACAAGCATGGTCAGGTTCTGGGTTGTACCAGCCCTACCGAATCGTCCTCGTCGTGCCATTATTCATTACCTCCAAGGAGCGCTGCCAGTTCGGCTGCCCCGGGCTGTGCGTTTTCTGGTAGTGCCTCAGGTGGCGGGTTGCCCTGCTCGCTAGGAGAGTTGAGCATCTCGCTTCCTGGGGCAGGCGGGTTCAGGCTTGCCATAGCCTCAAGGGCGCTGGCTCGTCCTGCCTCCGACTGCTGCATGGCCTGTTGAGGGGCCTGTTGCTGCATTTGGTTAAACATCTGGATCAGTGTGGCCATCGTCTGTACTGCAGCAGGGTTGAGAGTTGCGTCTGTCTGCTCGTCTCGGATCAGGTCCTTCTCTCCCTCTGGGTCGGTTACACCCATTCGGTCCATGGCACGCTCAGAGCTCCAAAGCCTGTTTTGTACCATGTTGATAGCTGTCTGTGCAAGCTCGATTGTGTCACGTGGTGTGAGCTCAGGCGGGGTAATCGCAATCGAGTACTCACCGTCAAGGATATTGGACACTGCCTTATCCTTGATTTCCCACATTCGTGCACACACTTCCCATACGTCCTGGATCCACGCGTAGAGGATCTTTCGCTTCGGAGAAATCCGTGCCTCGTAGTTTGCCATGAGCTGCGCAATTGCCCGGCTAGATCCGAGCACGCTCGACGGGGCGAGCCCGAGAAGCAAGTCGTTAAGCCCTGACACCACTGCCAGCTCTCGGTCGATTCGCTTGTTATAGTCTTCGACCTGGAACTGAGGGATGAACGGGTTGATGGATTCAATGCGGTTTCCTGCCCCAGGGGTAGCGACCTGGTTTGGCTTCGGGATAGCGTTGGCAGGAACCTCATCCGGAGCTTCAGCGCCAACCAGCTGCCACATCTGTCCTCCGACAACAGAGTGGATCATTTGTGCTTGGGCGGTTATCTTCTCGTCCTTTTCTCGGAGCAACTGCTCAATGTCATAGAGCTCTGGCTTTCCGTAAGGGCTGCCAGGGATCATGCTGTTCCGGAGCATGATGTAAGGAATAACTCCTTCGAGCTCAGGATGTTCAGTTTTCTTAACAATTGTGTTGCCGACGATGATGACGTTGCAGACCAGCGGTGGCTTGCCAGGAGTTGTCGGGTGCTTGTACCAGTAGTCCATGACCTCGATCTTCATCTGGTCGTACGCCGTCTGGTACCGTACCGGATCTCGGTGGTAGCTGTTCAGGTAGATGCTGGCAATAGGGTCGTCGTGCGTGCTGGCCGACGTGTATGGGAACCACTGCTCGCCATCACGTACCGGGATTACGTTGATGCCGTAGTCTTCCATCGCAGCCTGAGGCGATAGCCCGTAGCTGTAGATTGCCCAGTCTACTCGTGTATAGTCAGAGGTTCCGTACCCAAGGTACAGGTTTTCCGGCGTGTCCACGATCTGGACGCGTGGCATCTTCTTGATTGGGTCCCAATATACCTTGCCAGCCGTCGTACCGTATAGGGACTTTAGGAGAGCGGCCTCTTCGAGGCGCAGGTCCATGTCGTTAGCATCCCACCATGCGTAGAAGAGACGCTCGCGGCGTGAGGCCTGGTCTCTCTCTTCGGTGGTTGGGCCAGTTGGCACATAGTTAACCACAGGTGTGACTGCCTGCAGAGATGCAGGGATCTGAACGTACGACGCGTGCACGTTGACCGATACGTGAGATCTACCTGACAGACGTGCGCTCGGGTCCTCAGCCCAGTGGTCAGCACCACCTAGTGTGAATGTCTGAGGGTGGAAGTAGTGATCGTATCGTCGGTACAGAGCCCGCATTCGGTTCTGCTCTGGCTCAACCAGCTGCTTCTTGTTCATGGCCTCGGCCATTACGTTGTAGTATTCGTTCTCTTCAGCAACCTCTCCGACAGCATTCAAACGCTGCTTCTCCATGCTGAGAGCCCTGCGCTGCAAAGCGTTAAGAGAAGGCATCTTCTCGTTAGGCATGTTGATCTTGGTGGATCGTACTCGCCCACCCGAGACGATCATGTTGGAGACAGTCTTAATCCCCTTGCCGGCTGGCTTGGCGGAACGGTTCTTAACCGCGCTAGGAACAGGCTGTCGCTTACCTCGTCGGGTAGTCGACGCCGCCTCGAGCGAAGCCTTTACGGGCTTTCCAGTAGACTTAATGTTTGTCTGCTCAGCGCCACGTATGTCCCTGCGGGCACGAGCCATAGCGTCCTTGATACCAGCAATTATGTCTGGTGTCACGACACTAGGATCGGTCGTGATCATTGATGGAACTTCCTTGCCGTTTACAAACGAGCCAGAAAGCTTCTTTAGCTTGTCCTTAGGCATTCAATATCTCCCCAAAGTAGCTGAACACGGGCTTCTCGACCGGGTTCGATGGATTTCTGGTCGCGTGTCTTACAGCCAGTGCAAGCGCCATGACGGCGTCTGTCTCTAGCTTCTTATCGTCCAGCTTGTACCCAAGCAGCTGGCGTCGGACTTGCATCCATACGCCTTTGCGAGGGAGCTTCAGCTGGCCACGGTCAATCACTGCCTTTAGGTCACCCAGCAGCTCGAGCTTCTTAGCTCGGGTTCCGCCAAAGTCATAGTCCCTAAGTGGCTTTATGATGCTGAACTCTTGTCGGAACAGCTTGCCGCCAAACCCCGTGGAGTCCACGATGGTCGTGCAGTATGATCCTTCCTGGCCATATAGTAAGTGCCCCTCCCGCACCATATTTATTACCGCAGGTATAGTCTGCTTGCCGGTCTTGCGCTTGCATCGCACCCCTGCCAAAAACTCTCGCTCTGTGTAGTCAATCGTAATTGCCCACGTGGCGTCTGATGAGATGCCTGGGTCTACTCCCTGCGCGTAGCGTCGCGTCTTGACTGGCTGAGTTTCTTCGTCGAGTTCTACGAATGAATTATCCACCATGTCTGAATTGAAGTAGGAGTCTCTTGACTCGATAAAGAACCCGTCGATGTTTTGAGGAACCAAGTATTCTGCCTGCTGCCTCAGGATAGACTCAAAGGTGTCTGAGTTGAGTCCGTATCCTACATTGTCTCTGGTCGAAAGTCGGAAGCTAAAGAACTGTTCATCTCGGTTTGGGTTGGTTGGGTTTCCCAGTTCCCACAAGTCAGAGTAGTCGTTGATTCCTTCGGTCGGGGTACCGATGAAGTGCAGTTGTCCCCCGGTTGACAGGCGTCGAAGGTTTAGGACCTCCTGATAGATCATTAGCAAGTGGGGCTCGAAAGCTGCCTCGTCAAAGGAGATTCCATTCATGTCCTTGCCCAGCAGTGCCTTTGCCTTGTCCTGCGTTGTGCGGAAGTGGATGTTCGCACCACCGAAAACCGGGTGAACTCGTACCCATAGGTACTCTCCACGGTACTTCTTGTCGAAGATGTAGACCGGTCCAATCTCCTTGGT